TCCGTAGCCCTCATACTCTTTGCCGCAGATGCAGCACACTTTCTTTTCTTCTTTCTTTTCCATCACTTCAAATCTTTAATGTTTATTTGGCAGGACGGATGCCATACCTGGATATTCCGGGCAAACATCACATCCCTGGTTTCTATCACTACGTGTCCCTTTGTCTTGGCCCTGCGCAGACGGAGGTCGCTTTGTATGTTACGCTCTACCCAATCGTCCACCACGGCCTCCGCCTCCTGTCCTTTCAGGAGTATCTGGTACAGCTTATTCTCCCATTCCATCATTCAAATAATCCTCCATATTATCGTCCTTCAATGTTTTGGCAGCACCTTCTTCCCATATCACGTAGGGTTCACCGGGCTTTTCCATAAAGCGGCTTTTGCACCAGGCTTTGAAACAGCTTACCATGATTTTCACATCGGCATCATATTCCACCTTGCGGGCGCTTCTACCTGCCGGATGAAGTCCCTCGGCATGGCTGATGAAGATAAACAGTTTCTTGGGATGACGTTCCTTGAACTCCTTGTAGGTCTTGTAGTTCAAGCCGCTGTATTGGAAGCTGTCGATAATCACGATGCCGGGACTGCCCCGGCGCTGCAGACGTTCCTCCAGCTGGTCCATCGACTCGCGGTCAAGGATAACCAACCGCTTGCGCACTTCGTCCATCTTATGCCGTTTCAGGCTCATCTGGAACGAAAGGCCAGTGCTTTCTTCCAGGCTGTCATAGATGACACGTCCGAAGCCGCACAGGTACTTGGCCAGCTGCATCACAAAGCTGCTCTTTCCGTTCCCGCTGGCACCCCAGATAATCCACACGCCACTCTTGGCAGGGTTGCCAATCGAGGCTTGCCAAGCCCCGGTAAATTCATACCGGGGTATCTTCATATTCAGCACCTCACCGGGGCTGTAGGCTCTTTTCAGTTTCATGCTTGCATCCTCCTTAATTTTTCGATTTCGGTATATACGCGCCGCAAGCCGCCTCCGGTGCTGTGAACAATCTTGGCAATGTCGGCACCGTCCGGGGCATTGATTTTGGCCACGATGGCAGCCTGTGCCTTCAGGAATTTTTCTCGTTCCTGTGCATCATCCGGGGTCACCTTGCTGTAGGAGTCACCGTAGCGACTCAACATTTCGGTATAACCCACCTTCTTGCCTTCGATGGCGCGGTTGATCTTTTCCTTCAGCCCGTCTGCACCCATCATATACCACGCACAGCAGCGCTCGGTGGCGTTCCACAGGGCCTTCAGTTCAAGGAAGGCTTCATACTGCAGGTCCCCGGCTTCATCCAGAATAACCAGGGGCGTATCTATCGTGCGGAGGTAAGCCACCAGATCCTCATACACGTCGCTGTAGCGTCCGTTGCTGGTCACGCCGAATTCCTTGGCAATGTAGCGTATCAGCTTCAACTTGGTCTTCACCTGGCTGCAGTCCACATATACGGCGTGCTTGTGCTGCTTCACGTAAGCTTTGGCCGTAAAAGTCTTGCCGATATTGGGCATATCGCACAGGATGGCGCTCAGCCCGCTTCCCTGGCACACTTCCAGCTGCTTGCTCACAAACACATAGGTCGGGGTCTGTGCTGCCTGCCAGGGCATTTCCGTACGCAGTTGCACGCCCAGTCTTCGGGCTATGCCTACCCAGTTGGCATCACTGACCTGCTTTTCATAATTGCCCCGCTTGATGGTATTGTACACACTGGGGGCTATGCCCAGTGCCGTAGCATGACGGTTGTCACTGGGATAATTTTCACGGTCGGCGGCTATCGCTGCCACAATACGTTGCTTTACTTCATTTGTTATTTCCATTTGAATGCTGTTTTAAATTCGTTCTAACGTCGTTAATTATATCTTGGCTACTGCATCATGCTCGAAGGCACTGATGTCCATATAGGCTGAGTAATCTTCTTCCTCGGCTTGTGCAGGAAGGGGAACGGCTTCCGCCTGTACCTCTGTTATCAGCTTTGCTTCCTCTTTGGCAAGGATACCCACACGCTTGATCTTTCCGTCCTTCATCATCTTGTCGAACTTGGCTACATACTTGGCCTGTTCGGTATAGGCTGCCTTGTCGTACTCGGTCTGCTCGGCGGTGGCTTCATTGTAACGTTTCACCTTCTGGCAGGTGTCTATTAACCGGCCATGCTGATATACATAAATTTCCTGCACATTACCGTCTGCGCCTGCCAGCCAATAGGCATCCACTTGGTAGTTGCGCGGTTCCAACCGGTCTATTACGTTCGGGTCGGACAGACGATATACTTCATGGTTTACCGTCAAATAGGCATTCTGCCGGATGGACGTTTCGGTATGCTCACCGATATACCGGTACAACACCGCTTTATCCCAAGGACGAAGATCCGGGTTCTGTGTTCCACAAAGCACATCCCAACGCGTCATGCCAGGATATTTCTTTTGATTGGGGTGCGGCTGGTTGTTCCATTCTTTGATGGAAGCAATATCATCAGCCACAAGCTGCTCGTAAGTATAGGTAGGCACCCGATAGGTGTTGTTCAGTTCGTCATATACCTTTTCCACTTTCGGACGGTTGGCTTCCAGTTTGGCCCACCAGCGGCCGATATTCTGCTGAGTCCGTTTTTCCACGCTGTACTTCTTGCCGCGGTTCACGTGCTCCTGGCGTTTCTCACGGCTGTTGCCGGGGTTGCACCAGTGTATGAGGGGAAAAACCACACCGGCTTGCATCAGGCCGTCTGTGAATTTGTTCACCAGATGGTGTTCCACCTCTATCTGTGCCGGCATATACCAGCCGTTCTGGTCGATGGTCTGAAACATGTTCCTCATACAATCCAGAAACAGGTCCTTGTTCTTGTTCCGGTTGTAGGCGTATCCTACAACGGCACCGCTTGCCACGTCGCTTACATAATAGGCATGCACATAGTTCCCATCGCGCATAGGTCGCGGAAGGTCTCGGTCGTCAGCGGAAATCTTGCTGAATGCATATTGCGGCAGGCTGCGCAGATGGTAGGGGCGCTGGGAGTTGTTGAAGTTCCATTGGGTCTGATGAACTTTGGCCAGCAAGGCAATGGTCTTGGGCTGTTTCAATATGTTGGCTATCGTAGCTTTGCTCAAAACCACCGGATTCCCGCTTTTGTCAGTGAAGTCTTCAGGGTTGAAGATTTCACCCGTTTCCGGATCGTAGGCTTCGCAGTTCCCTGTCACAAACTGGTTATACATTTCTGCCACTACGGTATCATAAGGGTGCTCCGCTTGGGCGGCAAGACCACGGACCAGGTCTTCAATCTTATAAGTCACCTTCCTTCGGTTCTGGTTCATGAACTTGCGGCTGATAAGGCTTTCATAGCCGTTGGACTTGAAGTCATTCACACGCTTCTTGAAGCGGTTGGAACTCACGGGCAGGGTATGCCCGAACTCTGCCTGATAGTAGCTGATGGCTCCTGCCAGCTCGCCCCAGTTCACCGGACCGGCCTTCATGGCCTTGCGCATAAAGGTGGCATCGTCCATCGCACGAAGCACGGCTTCAATGACCGAAGCGTTCACCGTATATTCCTGGATGTGTTCCGGCGGCAGGGTGTCGCCGTTGTCAAAGCGGAACCGGGTGTAGAATTCCCGGGCTTTCGCATCGATGTGGTAATGACCGATAAACCAGTTTCTCAAAATATCTTCTTTCATTTCTCCGTATTTTAATTTTATCCGTTCCTGAAATCGCAGGGGCATGGTGGCAATCTCTATCAGTGCATAACTTCCAAGCCCCTTGCCTTGTCGCACTACGTTGATTTCTTTCCTGGCCGCCAGCTTCTTGTAATTGGGTACCGACATGATGGGAGCAAGTTCTTCCATGGAAAGCATGGAGGGATGATGTCCTCGCAGCGCACGGCTCTTGCTGTAGTCGGCCTTTCCGTCTTCCCGAATCACCGGGCGGTCATCGTAGGTCAAATCCTTGTATGATATGCACAATATCTTTCCATAATACTCCATTTCATTGCTGTTTATAAGGCAGCTGCCATCTGTTGGGTCTCGTGCTGCAGCTGCATGAAGTCTGATACAAACTCACATTGGTAGGTTTCGGTCCGTTTTCCGTCCACGTACACGTCCACATCGTTGGTCTTCCGGTGGACTACCAGTTTTACACGGGGACCGAAGGTGCAGGTCATGGTATGCTCACACTCCTCGAAGGTGGTTTCGCAGTTCGGAATGAAGTTCCCGTCAGTCAGTTTGCCGCCTCGCTTCAGGGCAAGAGTGCGTATCCGGCGCGCCTGATCGCTGTCACGGACAAAATTCAGTGCCTGCCACACAGCCTGACGGCTGCATCCGAATGTCTTCATCAAGAAGGTCTTGGTCTCGTTATCTGTCAAAATCTGCTTTCTCATATCGTCATACTTTTTAATCGTTATCGTTCGTTCAAAGGTTTTCAACGGCTTCCGCTATTTCCTAATCACCCGTCAGTATTTCATGAAGGCGTGTCCCTTTCTGCAGTTCTTCGACCAGCACCTGCATCGCTTCCTCACACACACAGCTCACATTCTCTATCACCCGGTAGGCATCCGAGTTGCTTATCTCATCCTCCGTCATGAATTGTCCAGCCAGCTCCATCGCCTGGTCGGCAATATTCTGTGTATGGGCCGCACTGCTTATCATCGTGCGAAGCTTCTGCTTGAACTGGCGTTCAGCCCTTCCTTGGTTGAAATTCTTTGCCATAAAAACTAAAATTTAAAGGTTAATATCGTGGGGCGCGGGGAATCGAACCCCGGCGGCTTTCTACGCTTTCTTATTTCGCTTTCTCATTTTCTATTTACCAACTCTCCAGCCGTGCCTGCCGCCCCTGCCCGTCTTTCCGGGCTGCCAGTTATCCGGCAATCTATTTGCCTTGTTCTTCTATCATCGAAAGGACAACCTTCCTGTCTTCATCCCAAAGCGGAAGCCCCAATTCGATGGTCCGTTTCACCACTTCCACTTCACCAGCCAGCCTTACCGCTTCTTTGCGGAAATCGGTATCGTCATACGCATGTGCCTTGCCAATCAGAAAGTCGGCAAGGTCGCTGTTACGTTGCCGCATGGATTCCTTTAGGTTGGCGTTTGTGTCCTCCAACACTCCTAAGCGAATGCCGATTTCTTTGAGCGATTGCCGGATTCCTCCGCTCGTCGGGTCGTCCATCGCTTTAAACTCCTTGCAGAAGTCATCCTTATACATGTCTGTGGCCATATAAAGCCGGTTGATAATGGCAAATGTTTCTGCATTTACCGCGCATTGGGTTCTTTCCTCAAATTCTTGCTGTGTCATAATCCTTATGTTTTTATTTTTCTTCTATATGTATCATATCCAGTATGTTGTCCGTCGCCATGCTGTTGCATACAAGGATGGCAGCCTTCACTCCGTTTTCCTTCATCCACCTCTTTGCTTCGGCAATGGCAGGTGATTTCTGCCAGCCGTCTGAAATGGCAGCACCCAAATCATTATAGTGCTCATCTGTCAGTTCAAACCAGTATCTTTTCATGTTCTTTAATCCTTAAAATTCGCTAATCACACGCCTTTTTTGTATATTTGGCGCGCTGTTTACATCTTAAACACGCTGCAAATATAGACAAGATTTCTCGATTATGAAAGGAAAACAACAAGAAAAATCACCTATTAAGCAAAATATCTTGCTTTATTTAGAAAAAAAAGGTGTAACACCCTATGAGTTTTATAAAGAATCGGGGGTTACAAGAGGAATTCTGCAACAAAATAATGGTATCAGTGAGGATAATATAGCAAGATTTCTCGCGTATGCTCCAGATGTAAACATCGAATGGCTTCTTACCAGCAAAGGAACCATGTTAAAAGACGATTTGAACAGCATTCAAACAACAAAAGAATCAACCCCTTCTGAGCTACCTGCTACTTCTGATGACGCATCTGCCGACACACCTGACACCGCCCATGCACCCGAAGCCGTCGCTGTTTCAATTTCCCAAAAAGAAAAGCAGACCATGAAGCCAATCCCGTTGGTCACGGAAACCGCAGCAGCTGGTTTTGGCAACTGTGACTTTGCCATCGCAGAACAGGATGTCAAGGATTACTATGTCATCCCGAAATTCCGCTACAGCCGAGTCGATTTCATGATCGAAGTATCCGGACTATCCATGCACCCTCATTTCAATCCCGGAGACATCATAGCCTGCACCATCCTCACCGATCGAAAGTTCCTTCAGTGGAACAAGTGCCACGTCATTGCCACTCGCGAGCAAGGCATTCTTGTCAAACGTCTTATGCCAAGCAAGCAGAAGAACTGTCTCACTGCCATATCCGACAACAAGGACTACCCTCCATTCGATATTCCACTGGATGAAATCACAGGCATCGCGCTTGTGGTCGGATCTGTCAGCCTCGAATAAGCCTTCCATACTCAGGCATCAACATGCAGTCGCATTTCACACGATACACGCAGCCGCCTCCCGAACACGGCGCACGCACACTCTTTGGAAGGCTATTTCAGGCTATCAGAGCGTAAAATCACTGAAAATCAAAGGTATCACTCTTATATATATAAGGTATACCAAAAAATAAATGTCGTTTTTCCTCTCCGAAAATAGCGAAAAACGGCACTTATTTACATTGGCAACCCCTTTTCCTATTTCGGGCGTACCCTCTAAAAACCGAAAAAGTAACCCTAAAAGTAACCCTAAACTCATTAAAGTAGTAACCCTAAACAGTAACCGTAATAGTAACCCTAAACTCAAAATTACCACCCGTAAGGGCATAAAAAAAGGGGAGCCATAAGCTCCCCAATCAGCATTCAAAGAAATAACGCCTACAAGCCTTTCTAACGGCGTTATTATATCGTTCTAACCATTGCCTTACTACCGCCCGAAATGAGCGTAGATTGCTTAATTATAGCCTTTTTCGTGCATATTGTGCCGTTACCAGACAGTCCGGCATGAAGCAGGTAATTCTTGGTTGCACCCACCTGATCTGCCGTCAGAACCGTATAAACAGCCGATATACTGCTGAAATACCAATCTTTCTGCTTCGTCCCGTCTATTTTATGCAGCAAATGCACATGAATCACTTTTGCCATATTCGTTTCTATTATGCTGCAAATATACCAAATAATGCTTATTTGGAATAATTTTAAAGCATCATATTTAAAAATAGGCACAAAAAAACGGCCACACAGCCGTTCACACCATCATATAACAAAATCCATCAACCCAGCCATAAAACGGCCACACAGCCGAAAATAAAACCCTTCCAGGCCGTTTTAGCCCCATCTGCAAGCCCCATGTAAAGCAATCGCCCAAAATTCCGAGGAAAAGCCCCCATTTTGTAAAAGGCATATAAAAATCATGTAAAAGAAAACCGCTTCGAAATATTCAGCCCATTTTCCCGATCATACTTAAACCCTTTGGTTCTCAAAGCCTTTCGCCCATTTTCCCCGACCATTGAAAAAACCGCTTCGTTGTATGCCCCATAAATTAATTACTCTACTATCCCCTCACCGTATCCGTCCATCACCCACGGCATGACCTTTGCCGAAAGGGCAACCGCCGTACGGTCGCGGAATTTCAGTGTCACCATATAGGAGCGTCCGGCTGCAAAGACCGTTTCGCCGCCCGACGGCCGTATCTCTATACCGGGGTAATCGCCCCTGCTGTCTGTTGTCAGCGTAAGCCGGAACACGGGCTGTCCGGGTTGCAGCATCACTTCGCCCGCCAATACCTGCGGCATTTCCGTTGTACCGCTTATGGCGGCAGGCGATTTCAAAGGAAACGGTACGGCAGCCTGCGCGGCAGACCATCCTCCCAGTTCGCCCGTCTCCAAATTCAGCGTAGAGGCGGTGTTTACCCCATTGAATGCCAGCCCCGTAACAGTTACGCCTGCAAATTCCCCCTCATCGTCAACCAGCCGGAAGCGGAGCTGCGTCAGTTTATGCTCAAACAGCAATGCGGAAGGCGCTTCCCGGCGCGAACCGGTAACCGGACGCACCCACATCACATCTTCCGTACCTGTGAGCCTGAAATGCAGCATCGGCGACTGCCCGGCAACCGCTTCCACATAATTATCCCCACCCGTGCCCACAGGCGCATAAGGATGATATACACAAAACTTCACCCGCCTGCTCTCTTCCAGAGGATAGGTATAATCACCGTTCCAGAAAAGCATGCCGGTAGCGGCATCAATTCCCGTAGTCCGCACGTTGTCCATCAAAGGAGTTCCGTTCCATTCGGACGTCAGCGGGGCATACAAGGCATCCGTACGCGTAGTCACCACTCCATACACGCCTACCTTGTCGCCCACGGTAGCCAGTCCGGCAAGGTCGTTTACCGAAGCACGGGTTGCACTTCCCTCATAACCGCCCGCCCGGGTTCCCAGCCTTATAAGCCCGTCCGGAGCCAACGGCTCCTGCCCGGCGCATGTGCAAAGCAGCAGGGACGCAAGCAGTCCTGGGCCACTACCGTATATCCTAT